AAGGAAATTCCGAGGTTGAAACGCTTGAGTCCCTTCTCAACGTAGAGGTACTTCACCCAGGGAAGCTCGAAAAGAACAGGATCGCTCTCGAGCTTCCGCTCTTCTTCGTACCTCTTCAGCAGCTCCTGTTCGGTCATGACCTTGTCCCTGTGGATGCACAGTGCCCACCGAACACAGTCACGCAGATACCTCGGCATCAGGGCCTGTCTTTCGACGGTCTTCTCTTCAACTTTCTCTTCGGGTTTGTTCATTGTAGTGTCAGTCCTTTCGCGTTAATGTATTGGGTTTGCCTCTTGTTAATAATATACCACAAAAAAAGACAACGGGCACATCGTGGCTCCCGTTGTCTTTTCCGAAAAGGAAGGCGTTACCTGGTCTGGCCTCCCTTCCCGTCAATGTCAGTTATGGAATGGTCCTTCCTGAACGATATAGTCCACCCGCTCTTTCGCTGCGGAGAGATTATGATACATGGGGCAAAAATCGTCTTCGACACACTTGATAGCGGTATCCTCCGCCATCTTAAGAGCGGCCTCCCACTCCTCATAATCAGAATCACTGTAGTCAACACAGTGATCTACAACTCCGTAGACGGATTGGAGCTGCCCGTTGGACCTGGTAATGACGCTGGCACCGAAGGCCTTCAAGATATCATCTCCAACATGGTAGTGGAACGAGTACTGGATCACCCCATACATTGCGGGTTGAGTCTTGAGGTCCCACTTATCGGAATAATCGTGGAAGTAGGACGCCACCTTTTTCCCGAACTTGGAACCGAGAATTTTTGCCGTCGCCAGGAAGCCGGTGAGAGCGCCGACGAGACCAGACCCGGCATCCACAACCTTATCCATGAACCTGATCGTATCGATGGTGAACTCTTCAGCGATGTCGAACGAAATGCTCACATCATCGTTTTCCTCTTCGATTTTGAGGGAGGAGAACTTGTTTTCCACATGGAACCCCTTGAACACCTTCTCAAACTCTTCATAGGTTTTGAATTTGATGCCGGCTTCCTCGGGAATCAGATCCCTCACGCGCTCGATGAGCTTGTCGTTAGCAGCGAGCTCGCTGCGCTTCATTTCAACACGGATATACATCTCATTTCTCCTTTCAGCTATTGATATACTCAAGGATGGAATCTGGGGTTAACTGGACCATCTTAACCAGCTTGAATTCGATCCTCATTCCTGAGGGGATGGTTGTGGCGCCTTCGGGCAAACGCCCTCCAACGACCTGCGCCACGATGAGCCGGTCATCTTCGGCCAGATGAACACTTTTCCGGTTCATCTTGATCTCGGCGTCCAGGATGCTGGATACGACGTTTGCCGTATCGGCATGGCCAATGAACGACTCGAACTTGTACTGCCGAATCATTTCGGCTGCCTTATCGGCAGAGATGGTTTTGACGCTAACCAGAGTATCGTCCGGCAGCATCTGTAGAGAAAATGCGTTTACGATATAGAGCATGGGGACTACCTCCTATTCCTAGGGTCGTAGAGTTTATATTTCGACCCAAGATATCTATAATAAGAATATATTAGGAAAAATGGGCATTTATACGGTAAAAACAGTCCCCTAATTCCAACGTATTAAGTCAAATACACATAAAGTAGGTGAAATAATGGCTACAGCTACTGGCAGTTCCTATCCGAGCTATATTAGCATTGCAAGTATCAAAAAATACTGGCTCGATACAATTGCCCCAAATTATTTCGACTTTGAAAACGTGAATAACTATAACGTTGGCATATTTGGTTATGTCAACGAGGTTATGGGGAACACAACAGAAGACGTGTTTAACGCTGTGGCTATCACCAGAAGAGAATTCTATCCGGTGACGGCCCAGTTTATATCGTCCCTATATACGATGGCCACCCTACAGAGCGTAGAGATACCGTTAACAAAACCTTCCACCTGCAGATGTATTCTAATCATCCCACAGTCAGAGATCATTTCCAATTCTACGCAGATTGGAAATACTGGCCAGTTTGAATGTGTGGTAGACGACTGTCTGAAAATCTTTGCTGGAGATCTTCAGTTCATGCTGGACTATCCGATTAGAATTCTCAGTAAGCAGAATTCTGCAACCAAAGAGTGGTCGCACACGGTTCACTACGATGTGGGAACCAAGAACAGTTTGGCCATGGCAATCACTTCTGCAAGTGCAAGTAGATACATTTCCACAAAGATCCTTAAGGAAAATGGTGTCAACTATGTTGCACTATTTATCGATACGATCCGTCAGCTAGAAATGGTTGAAAAGAATGAGATCGTTGTTAAGGACACCATTCTTGATACCGTTACCATGGACATCGATTTCGATGGAAATCTAGCGAACTTTGAAGTTTTTTACAAAGAAAACGCAAATTCTGAAGAACTTCAGCTGGATAAGTACATGATCAATTCTGCGATCAGCGGATCTAATCCCTATGTGCAGTACGAGCTGATCAACACGAATAAGATCCGTCTTACGTTTGCCTATAACGGTTTCTGGACCCCGAAGATCAATTCAGAAGTGATCGTCCGAATTTACACATCCGAAGGCTCTAACGGTAACTTTAACCAGTTTACCGAAGATATCGTCTGCAGCTCTAATTCTGAAAAATATCCATACAATGCAAACATGACGATCATTGGCCGAATTTCCGGAAGTGCCATTGGTGGAACCGATCAGCTTCTTACTCAGGAATTTCGGAATAAGATCATCATGGCCTATAGTACCAATAAGACCATTGCAACTGAAAACGATCTTCAACTCTATTTCAACGATATCTCCGATGATATCGAAGGAGTAAAGATTCTGTTTCATAAGAAGAGAGACGATGTGTTTATTCGACTCTTTGGAGCCTATAGCCTCTATAAAGATGAGAACGAGGACATCATTCCCACAAATACTCTGGAACTCAGATTTGAGAAAAGTGATCTTTCTCCGGATCAGTCTGCAACACTGTTGGCCATACCGGCAGGGTCTGTTTTCCAGTATGATAGTCTAAGAACCGCTCCAGCTGGCACTCCTTACTATAATAATCAGTTCATGGAAGTTAAGGTTGGAGAACTTGAATACGTTGCCCAGGTAACTCCGAATATCGAGTATGAGAATATCGGTGAGATCACTCTCACCGGTACCACGTATTATGTCTATCTGGACGAGTGTGAAATTGCCAAATCTACGGTCGTTCCGCTAAAGGATGAAAACGGATTCCTTAGTCTGATGGAAGCGATGAGGAGATATAATAAACCGGCCTACGATTCGGTCCCGTACTTCACCAACCCGTTCATGATGATTATCCACTCTGATCCCAACACCTGTGGATACTATCTAAACTCTGTGGAAAAAACCCTTCCAATCGAGTATACCTATATTAATGACAATTCATTCCAGCAGTTCATCGCTAGTACCATCGAGATATATAGAGATGCTCTTGCTGGTAACAACTTCTACCGATTCAGAATGCGGGTTACTCCCACGTCTGACGAATCGGTTGAATTCTACAGTGAAAACGATCCAACCACCACGTCTAATCAGATTCGGGCAACGAGTGCTGGAATGGTGGTCGGTGAAGAGTACTATTATGATAGTGAAAATGGCTATGGCTATATCAGAACCATCATTCGCTATTCTAACTATGATACCACACATACCGACATCATTATCCAATCTTCCAACATCTTTAAAATCGATAATGATAACACACCGACACTGATTACTGGATATAAGATGAACTTTAAGGTTGGTGACAGCTTTAAAGCCAACGATATCCTAGCGGTTAAGCGCTGTACAGATCTTGGAAATGTGCTTCTTGTTGGTATCATCGATGGTGAAGGTCATACAGGTGCTCTTGGAAGAGCAAATCTCTATATTCCAATGACCATTCAGGATATCGATGAAGACACTGGAGCTATGATCATGGAGGGCTATGTCCAGACCGATGATACTCTAAGCTCTAACGCCGATATTCTTCTAACGCACGGTGTTTTCCAGGAGGATGGCACCGATCACGGTAGCGTAACCGTTCCAATGGACAAAGAAACGTTCACCGTGGACGCTCTCTATAGAGATCCTGATATCACAGATAATAGTAAGTATCAGGACTATACTCTACTCAATAAATTCACCCATACCAATACCTACATGAGCAGTAGTGATACACCATTTGATCTCATTACAGCTCTAAGTTTCATTCGAAGCACTGTGGACTTTTATCCAATCAACCCCCTAACCCCTTACGAAAATCTGGATTACCATGTCTATATTGACAGAGTTCCTCTTTTGGGAGCTAGATGGGCTGTTGACACTGCACAGTTTGAATACTTTGTGCAGCAGTATTTCCAGATGAATGAAAATCTTAACAGTGCATACCTTTCTCTGAATAACACGTTCAGTATCGATTCTAAGTTCTACAATACCTATGGTAGAGCCAGATTCTATACCGTAGGTAATAAGAGGGATTCTATGGTCTCTTTGGATAATGTGCGCTGCAGTTTCCATTTTGGTGTGAAGCTCAATACCATCTCAAACGTGGACGATTTCACTACCAGATTCAGAAACTATGTGCGCGAATATATCGAATCCGAGGACTACATGACCAATGAATCCCAAGATATATACATCATGTCTCTCATCTCCGCACTGAAGGAAGAGTTTGAAGAAATCCAGTACCTAGAGTACTATGGATTCAACAATTACAACTACAGTGCACAGAAGATTGTGGGACCCGATCTCAGTACGTTCCAGGAAGATTTTGTTCCCGAATTTATCAATCTGGATATCCGCAAAGATAGTACTGGTAAAACCTATCCCGCGGTCATCGTCGATATTCTGTAGAAGCCCGAAAAACAAGGCTTTAAATGCAACAACTAAGACTTTTCAATTCTACTGAAAGGACCGGTTCTAGTATGAAGCGTAATAAGATGCTTCTCACCAACCAGATCTATAGCACCCTTATGGGTGAAGCTGTTACCATGGTGGTGACCGAAGCTTTTCTAAATTCCCTTCCGTTCAACAAGAGAGCTCTCAGCTATGAATCCGAGGGTCTTGCTCGTTACTGCTCTAATGTGGTAAGAAAGATGCATCCCGATACCCTCATCGATCGTGCAATCGAGAGCACCTCCGATCCCATGAAGATCGACTATCTTCAGACGTTGAAGGATGAAATTTCTGCTGTGGTGGAGGCTGCCACCACTCGTATCGTAAACTCCGAGTGCCTTGGTACCGCGTCTACCCCCGAAATTCTTCGCACTGCTGCCCTTGAAGACAAGGAGCTCAATAAGCTGGTCATTGCCAGCAAGAAGGCTGGGAGCGATGCCGTTGGCGAGATCGTTAAAAAGAAACTTCTCGATACGATCCGTGATGAGCGTGAATCGTTTGAACGCTCTGAAAAACTCAACAGAGAAGTTCGCGATGTTATCAAGGATGAAGCCCAGGAACTCCGTGATTCTCTTGCAGAGGATGATGAGGCCGGAACCACCGGTACCAGCTATTCTGTAGTGGATGATGTTGAAGTTTCTGCTCCCGAAGAAGCTCCCGTAACAACGGATGAGTCCGAAAAGCCCGAAGAGAGTCTGGACTCCTATCTAAAAATCGTTCTCAGTTCCACAGATCCTCGGCATCCTGTGACCGTTTTCTCCCGTCTTCAGGATCTGTGTATGGAGAACCTTCTCTATAGCAACGAATCTGTTCATGGAGAAGTTCCCTATGACACTCTCGAGAAGATCACTCTCGAATCTACCTTCCCCTTCTTTGATCTAAGCCAGCGGTCTCTACTCGACGATGTGAGAGCTCTTCATATTTCTATGGAGGCTGCTCTTGAGTGCGAGAACATGGACCCTGAAGAAAAGGCGCAGAAGATCAAGAAGATCGCAAAGACTTCCATGATCTGCAGTATCTGCATTCTCACTCTAATGGAAGTTCTTAAGACCATGAATCTTCGGTCTCCCGATATGGATATGGTAAAGAAATTCGTGACCCAGAATGTCAATGTGCAGAACGCATCTGACGATGACATCGAGCGCATTGAAAAGAGGGTTGATGATGCTGCCGATGATGTGCGCAAGTCTGTTGCCCTCGGTGCACTTTCTGCGGATGATACCGCAATTGCAAAGGAATCTCTGGTTAAGGTAAGGGAAATTCTGGAGTCTACGACTGTTCCTGCTGCCAAAGAATCTGTGAAGAATAGAATCATTGGTAAGCTGACTTCCGCCATCGAATCCACTCTTCAGGATCCCGATCGGATTATTCGTACCGATCCAACCTCTGTCAGAATTCGTGAGGATAATATCGCTGCTCTCGAGCACGCGATCCGTCTGCTAACCCGCCGTGTCGATGTGGATTCTGTCAATATTTGCATCGAATCCACTACTCAGATGGGTGAGGACAATAACTCCGTCATGCTCAAGGCAACAGGTCTGGATCGTCGCGGCACTCCTACCATGGAGCATTTCTTTGAGTTCAATACCGCAAAATTCCTTGGTGATAACCTGGCCGATGCACTCCGTGACTGCGCTGGCTACTGTGACATCAAAGTTGGACATAAGCCCCTCAACATCTATTTTGCTGATCAGGGCTATGCCGTTCCCCTTTGCAAGTAATAAAATTAGAAGCTACGCCTCTACTCTGGAGGCGTAGCTTCTATTTCTTGGACAACTAGATAATGAAAGGAGATGATACGCAATGGGCCCCGATAGACTAGACAGTCTTCTCATTGACGATAAGGAAAAGATTGAAGATTTCATCAAACGCAGATTCCCTGACGATTCTAACTGGACACAGGGAAACTGCTACTATTTTGCGAAAATTCTAGAACTCAGATTTCCCGGTGGTAAAGTCATGTACGAACCTATAGACGGTCATTTTCTATACCAATACAACGGACGATACTACGATCATGACGGCCTATATACGGGGGATACTTCTAGGGTATACGATCATATGATCGAGGAAGGATCTGGGTTCTTTAAGGAACTTCGTAGAGCAACCTTTGAAAGTCTAATCCAATAGTGAAAATCTACAACCAAATATGGCTATCTAAAAAGAAGGAGGAAATATAAGATGGAAGTGGATATCACCAGAATTGTCCTAGCTCTAATTGGTCTATGTTCCGCTGTCATTACCGGATTTCTGATTCCCTACCTGAAGAGTAAGCTCAATAACGAGCAGGAAGCTCTCCTTCAGACCATGATTGACTGTGCTGTGGCGGCCGCTGAGCAGCTATTTAGGCAGCCTGGTAGTGGTGCTGACAAGAAACAGTACGTTCTAAACTGGCTCACCGAAAATGGGATCAATATCGATTCTGCTAAGCTTGATGCCATGATCGAAAGTGCTGTCTACACTCTTACCCATACCTTCTCCAAATAAGGAGGAATGATCATGAGCAATAGTCCCCTTGTTGAGTATACGAAGATTAGTCCTTTCCGGACTTCTCCGCGTACTCATATCATTGACCGAATCACTCCCCATTGTGTCGTTGGCCAATGTACAATTGAGGCTCTAGGAGCCGAATTCTCCAGAGAAAATAAAAACGCTTCCTCTAACTACGGAATCGATCGTGATGGTCGTGTAGGTATGTTTGTTGAGGAAAAGGACCGCTCGTTCTGTAGCTCAAATAGAGCTAACGACCATCGAGCGGTTACCATCGAATGCGCGTCTGATGCAACTCATCCGTATGCGTTTAAGAAAGCGGTCTATGAGAAGCTCATCGAGCTTTGTACCGACATCTGTCGTCGGAACGGAAAAACAAAACTCATCTGGTTTGGCGATAAGGATAAAACCCTATCCTATACTCCAAAATCCAATGAGATGATCCTGACGGTGCACCGCTGGTTCAACCCCAAGAAATCCTGTCCAGGTGACTGGATGTATGACCGGATGGGTGATCTTGCAGAAAAGGTTACCAAAGCACTCACGCCCATAGAGGAGGATGACGAAATGTTGAGCTATGATAAGTTCAAGGAATATATGGACAAATACGTGAAGGAAAATCCCGATGCTATTCAGAAGATCTTCAAGGATAACATGAGCACGTATCGGAAGACCCTTCAGGACAACGACTCCGCAAACTGGTCTGCTGATTCCCGTAAATGGGGTATCGATACTGGTCTGATTCAGGGCGGTAGTTCCCTTTCCGATGGTAGTCCCAACTACATGTGGGAGGATTTTATCACCAGAGAACAGATGACCACATTCATGTACAGATTTGCGCAGAACCTCTATAGAGGTTTTTCCCAAATCTTTAAACTCTCAAAATGATCAGAGCACCAAAAAAGAAAACCAAGAGAAGAAAACCAAAGAAACCAAATAAGTTTCTTGAGCATATGAAATCCATTGGAGCAACCAATCGCCTGGCTGTATATCTGGTGATCATGCTTCTATTTGGACTTGTCATGGGTTTCATTCTCGCGGTGATGAGTATTCACTCGGACTATGCCGGATCTCTAATCTGCTTTACTGTGGTATTCACTCCCATGGGAACAGCGATTTCCATCGTACTAAATAGCATAGTCAATAAAAGCAAGGCAGAAAATACTGGAGCCGATGGTGAAGGTATCAAATATGCTCTTGCCATGAACGAACTGCTTGAGGGATCTGAATCCCAGGAGCCGGAAACTATTGAAGATGAACCCGAACCGGATCCAGTGGACACATCGGATGCTTCAGAGAACAGTCCACCAATCTAACAGAGAAATGAAGCTAGTGTACTGATCAGTACACTAGCTTCATTTTTTATCACATCTGATAGAACTTCTTGAGAATGATACGATAGTTCATCGAAGCTTCCAGACGTAGTTCAAAATAGGAATGAATGATTGAATTATAGGTGTTATAGAGGACGGCGGCTTTTCGAGCGTTTTCTCTGATGGTACTAATCTGTTTTTCGTCGGCGTCGGGCCGAAGTTCCTTCTCCAGATTCCGGATTGAGCCGTAAAGCTGCGTACAGGTGTTGATATAAGAGTTGCAACGATTGCTGATCTCAGAGGTGTTCATCGCATTTCGCTCAATTGCAGGAATATCAGTCTGACGATAGGTCCGCTCCCGTTTATCAGTACGATAGTTTGCAACCAGATATTTAGTCATGTTTGGAGCGGAGCTAACCTCTGTTTCCGCACCCTGGGTATAGGGCTTGAAAAGAACCTTCAGCATCTCTCCCTGAGGAGCATTAATGATGTCGGATACTCTCCCAGTTGGTCCACCACCGGTTGTCATAGAAAGGGTCCGAAGACAGCTTTCGATATCCTGCATCAACCCTTTGATCGGTCTTTCGAGGTTATTGTTTGTATAGGCGTAGTTTACAACCGTTACCTCATCGAGAGGCTTAACCAACCTCTTACGCTGTTGATACTGATTGTTAAAACTTCTGTCATTATTGACCAGACTACGTATCCGATTCTGGATCCACCTTTTCACATTATCAAGAATATCGGCAATTTTCTTTAGAAACTCTTTCACAGCACTTAGTGCCTTCTGAAATTTACTAAGCTTCTCCGCAGGATTTTTATCCGTGAGATTATCCTTTACAGCAGATTTCACTGCATTTTTTGCGTTGATTTCAGCGGCTTTCTGCCCATTATCGTTGGTACCGGTTAGCTGTGCTCTAGCTCCCTGGGTAGGAACTGTAGTCGCAGCGGCCGTTGTTCCACCGGTTGGTACATCAGCTTCCATAGCCGGAGAAAAAGAATATTTTGCATCAATACTTGCAATGTCAGATTCAATTGCAAGATAGTCATAGATGATAGAATTATAATCAGCCTTGATCATTCGAAGACATCCCTTTCTTTTAGATTACAGGGTTGTCCTAGGATGAAAAATATGGATCGGTGCAATTGCACCGATCCATATTTTTATATTATTCCTGTTCAGTAGGATCCTTTCCCGAAATTCCGGGATCTTCTTTAAGTGTCATCGGTTCATCGAATTGATCATCATACTCACCAAAGATCCGAACTCCTCCAACAAGTCCCTGGAGTAGATCGTAGTTCTCATTGGTAGAGAGAGCATCCATGAACCCGTCAGCGCGAGACTTGGAATAGCGATATTCCTCTTCCAAACGCTTGGTTAGAGTTTTCTCGTTCGTCGCATTCACATCAAACCGCTTTGTCACAGAAATGTACTGATTGGACGTGATGATCGTGGTGAGAACGTTTACAACAGCACGGAGAATCTCAATATCTGTAGCGGTCGAGTTGATCACATCCCATCTTCCAATGGGAGACATGACTTCGGTCCTAAGGTTATAGTCCAGAGCACGTTTATCGGAAGTGCAAATATCGATGATTTCTCCAGAGGAAAGATTTGTCACCTCATCAGACACTGCCTTAAACTCAGGCTTGATACGGACACGACGTCTGATAGACTCGTCTCGATGTTTATTGTTCATCACCTCTAGGGTGGTGAGATAGAAGCAAGAATAGAGCATGTCATAGATCTTGTCCTCATACTCTACTCCAATATGTGGAATGGACTTGTCGATAAGCTTCTTAAGAATCGTAAGGATCTCAAGATTCATGCCACGAACATAGCCATTTTCAAAGGCAGACTTGCAGGCAAGAACAGCGTCATCAATGGTATCCTTATCTGTACGCTGCTGAATATCAGATACGGCACCGACCTTGATCACACCGGTAGAACCAGTGAGTTTGATGTATCGCATCTGAGAGAACATGTAGTCCTTATCCAGTGTACCACCGATGGTCTTTACAGCCTTGCGCTTACGCTCCTCATAGTCTTCCTTCGCCTCACGAACCACCGTATCGAAAGTCTGTTTATTCATAACGTTTTCGTAGTCCTGAATAAAGCCTTCATTTTTATCCAGAATGATGGACTGGATAGTTCCAAGACAGCGCTGAAGAATATCTTCCGGCCCATCGAACGTATAGTCCTTCAGTTGGAACATGGGATCGTTGATCTGCTGATCCTTGTCATGGGTCTGGTTATGATATAGAATGTTAAAGGCCTTTGTCTTAGGCTCATCAAAAATCTGAGAGTTGGTAAGCGCACAAAGGTCACTCAGAGTTTTTCTTTGAAGAGTTGTAGACAGAGGTATCTGTATCAACATGATCCGGGGATACTGTCTCTGATTGATACAGTTTTCCACCTGAGAACCGATCCACGTGGAAATGATGTCATCGAAATACGGTGCCATTAGCACAAGATCAAAATCATCTCGATTAGATAGACCTAAGAGGCCACCGATGATCTTTTCATGGGACTGGAAAGAAACCGTATGATCAAATATGACCACTCGACGGGGTTTATCTTTAAAGATGATCGATCCTGATCCGTCGTTCACATATGCGTGAAAACTCAACACATGGGATGCAAACTTATATCCAATCTGAGTCACATAGGTGGTGTCAGAGGAATTCGGATCGAGTTCGACCTGAATATTGGGGTTTTTCGTCTCCTGATAGATTTCCTGGATAATGCCGGAAAATATGGAATTTCCATTGGTTGCGATATGAGCGATCCGGAAGATATCCAGATAATCTCCCTCGGTATCGATTGTCATAACGTTCGGATTTTCCCTGAGGAGCTTCTCGAGGTATCTATAGATCTTTTCCATAGAATGAATGAAACTGGCCTGGCGGAACGCGCCATCCTTTTCAACCTCGGGAATGAATTTTTCATACATGATCTTCAGGAAATTGTTTGCTGCAACCATTGCCGTGGTAGTACCATCACCGACAGTGGTAACGCTGTTGAAGCTGATCTTCTTCAACATCTGGAAGATGTTATTGTACGTAGGATCGGTAAACTGAAGTTTGCTTAGACAGGTCCAACCATCTTTGCTAGGGTAGGTAAAACCGGTACCTTCATCGATGACCGTAGTGCTACCGTAGGGTCCCAATGTTTTTACCACCATATCAGAGGCGATCTGGGCGATGGTGCACACCAGTTCACGATATTCCTTTCCACCAACAACGTTGCTGCTGGACATGATGTCTCTGTAGAGATCTTCGTTGATATATTTCATTTAGACTGTCCTTTCTAGTACTGATTAAATCCCGGGATGCGTTTTTCAGTTTCCGAAAATAGTCTCGGCTCAAATCTTCCAAACCTCATTCCGGTAAGCGGAAGACCTGTATTGAAGTCTATCAGCTTGGGAAGAAGTTCTTCCATACCAACTTCATTAAAAGAAGGATATTCATCTTCACCTAAAACAATTTCCATGTTCTGACTGTGGTTTCTTAAAAGAAACATTGCGGCCTGACAATGGTATTTTTTAGGATCCTCGACCATCAGAGAAATATCTTCTATGGAGTTGGAAATGATCGTTGTATATTCAATCTCGGAATCCATGGCGGCAATTTCAGAAAGCTTACCGGATGCGAGATTTAATTTTTCAAATATCTGAGGAGGAGTGATTCTCCTTAGATAGAAGGTGTCTATTGGTCGTATCTGCCAAGGATAGACAAGTGTAACAGACTTTACAAAGTCATCATACATGATCTCCATGATCGCATGTCTCATCATAGTTTCACTACATTGGCTATAGTCATAGTGATCTAGAGCAAAATTCATGATCTCTTCCACAGTCTCGTCTGACATATCCGAATCTAGGTCAAGATCTTCTGTGGATGATAGATAGCGAACAAGATCATCGGATGTGAAAAATCCATAGTCATGATAGACAGAACTAGGATTAAAACTTGTACGTTCTCTCAGTTTGAAAAGTTGATCCGCCCACTCTGTACCGAGTAGGCCATAAGTGATAAGATCGCATTCTGGTATCCAGGTTCCAAGAACATCGATCAAAAAATACTCATCTCTTCCAGGATTACTGCTAAGAGGAATATTACTATAGATAGATGAGTGATTTGTATAGATTCCCATAATGTACCTCCAAAAAAGAGAGCCAGGCGAGAAAAATCTCCTCCTGGCTCTCTTGTTTTTTACCCGATCAGATCGTTAAGGTTATCCACCTCAGTCATGGTCGGAGTAGGTGCCGTAGGAGAAGCTTCTCCAGGAATCTGACGAATGGTGCCCATCGGCTGGAAATTGGGATTCGGCAACTGAGCATGGACAGCATTGGCAATCGCATGGATATAGTTCATGAGACGAACAGAGTCGACGTTCCCGGTCACACGAGTACCGTGGCCAGCGATAAAACCAGATGCCATCCGATTGAATCCCTGAACTGTTTTAAGGAACAGGAAGAAGTCAGCCTGGACAGGGACGGGGTTGAAGTTTCCTGTCGTAGGATCATAGTCTTCATTGAAGACCACAACCTCGAACTTGAAACGAATCGTGGACTGTGCAACCTTGGTTGTCGCATCACACCCGATATATAAGGTGGAATAGAATTCTCCATCGATGACTTCGAATTCGAGCAGAGTACTTCTGGCCGCATTGGTGAAGATGCTGTATCGACCATTGCGACTCGCATTGTAGTCTTCAAGCAGATGGTTCACCAACATGTCTTCCAGAGCAATGCAGTTCTTCGGAGAAAGAATCGTAGAATAGCGCTGTTCCTTCGGATATGTACGACGACCATCGGTTCCAACGTGAGGAATCCAGAAGGCAATGCTCAGACTGGAATCGAGAGCTGATACGTTGAACTTCATACCGTTCTGATTAGCATCCCAGAACGAAAGCATACTTGTGGTGATGGAATTTCGAGAATTGCTCCCGCGCATGGTTCCACCAAAGGACGGAGAGGGACTTCCAGAGTCCGCATTACTACCGTAGGAAGACCCTGGACGAACGGGAGTGCCAGCAATATATTCTGACATATTTTCACATTCCTTTCTCTAGAATTAAGCAGATGTCGTTGATTCATTAAAAGAATATACTAGCCAAAGTGATCAGTAGAGAGAAGAGGGCAATTGCCCTCTTCTCTCATCCTCTAGTCGTGGATGGACACGGCTACGATATTCGCACTAGGGGATGGATTGATCATTCGTTTTCCCTTGTGCTTTTTCGTTAACGACGGAATATCCGATTCAGCAAGAGTAACCACCGAATTACGCATCGCTATGGTAATCTTTTGCCCGATTCGAATGCCACTTGCAAACCGAATACCATCTGTGGGATCAAGGGTCATGAGATAACTTTGATCGTTCTTCGACCCTCTTTTTGCAGGATCTCCAAAGTATCGAAGGTCGATTTTCTTAATCATACCCTTATCAGAGATCACAATAACAAAATCGTCATCGGAACCAACGGGAGCGTATCCTCTAACAAAGTCATTTTCCTTCACTCGAATGGATATTAGACCCATAGAATCCTTTGCCTGTGTGGGAATATCCTTAACTCTCATATAGGAATACTCCCCCTGATTGGTGTAAAGAATGATCTGAGATCTTTCAAACATCACATCTGCCACCGCAAGTGAGTCATCATCTCGAATCTTCATTGCTCTAACATTTTTGGAGTTTTTAATTCCGGTATAGATCTCCATTTCGGTCTTTTTTGCATACCCGTTTCGAGTGATCGTTGTCAGGTACGGCACACCAATTTTCTTGGTCATGGTCTTGATCAGATCAGCGTCGTAGGCCTCCATACACTGTACAACCTTACCTGTCAATTTGGAGATTGTGAATAGGGTATGTCCATACTGACTGGTTTCTGTATTGTCGATCTGGTGTACGGGAACGATGCTAAATCGACCAAAACTATCAAGGAAAATGACACTAGAAGAGTTGTGTACCACGAGCTGTTCAATGGGGTAGTCGCCGGATTTAAAAGACCCCATGTTCACATTCTTATTCGGATTATCCTTGTAATAGGTGAGCTTCTTTACAAATCCCTGATTAGAAATGATCAGAGAGTGTGTGGTGTCAGAGATGATCGAGCCGGTTTCCTCCGCAACTATTTCAGATTTTCTCGGAGAGGCATATTTTCGCAGATCTTCCAGTTCGTCCATAATAATCCTATCGATCTTCTTTTCGGACCGGATGGTTTTCATGAGCTCATCGCGCTCTTTGGTAAGCTTTACAAGCTCTTCCTGATAGTGCTTTTTTGCATCAGCGTTAAACGCTCTGAGACGCATCTCATAGATCTGTGTTGCCTGATAGGAGGTCATCTCTGCAAGTTTACGGAGCTTATTGACCGCTTCTTCTTCATGAGAATGCTGAATAATGTCTGTGGTTTTCTTAAGATTTTCTCCAGTACAAAGCTTGATTAGAATCTCGAGCAGGTCAATTCTGGCAGAGATCTTGGTCAGTCTCTTATTGAACAGACGTCTCTTATAGCTTCTACGCTCATCCAACCAGGCATTGATCAGTTCACGCATGTTTAGTCTCTTAACCGTCAGATCGTCCAAAACCACTTTGAAATCAATGGCAACGGATTTCTGAAGTTCTGTTTGAGAATAGATCTTATTCAATATCACATAGGGATCATGGGCCTTGTCGAACATGATTCGATAGTCAATTCGAGATTGAATTCCATTTTCTGTGACCACCGGATATGAATGATCTTGAATGTCTTTGATCGGAAGAATACCCTGTCGAGAAAGCTCGGCAAGGCGCTTACCAATAGTCATCAATGAAACCATCCATGGAACGCTCGTGATCTTAATTCCCCAGTAGCGACTGGTCTCAAAGATTTCCGCAGTTGCTCTCATCTTCAATGTCCCACGGCCAGTCCCAATGATATCATTAAAACACTGACCATCGTCGACAATCTGGCATCCACTGGGGAGATCCGGGATCATGAACACATTTGCAGTCTCCGGAGATTCAATTACTCGCTTACACACATCAATGATATCATTGATATTGTACGTTGGAATTCGAAACGCGTTTCCAAATGCAATGCCCATTCCACCGTTTACAAGAACATTGGGAAATTTTGATGGAAGCGACATCGGCTCATACAAATCAGAAGCCGAATTAAAAACCATCTCAACGCAGTCGGGATCGTAGTCATCAAAGAAGCATTCCTTTGCATACTTGGACATGGATGCTTCCGTGTATCTATCAGCAGCATAGAGATCGCTACTGGCAGAGCCAAAATTTCCCTTACCTGCAATCAGAGGAACCTGTTTCTTCCATCCCTGAGCCATGCCCACCATAGAAGGATAGGAATCTCCATGCGCATGGTACATCTGAGTATAGCCTGTGATGAGCATGGACTTTAGCTTATGACCGGGGTAGGCCTTTTGAAGGTAGAGTCCATAAAGGATTCTTCTTTCCACTGGCTTGAGACTATCGGAAAGTCGAAGAAGCTGCCGCCATAGATTCGTATTGGCAGCAAACAGGGTCATCTTTTCTTCATCATATTCTCCGATATCAACAACCTCAAGATTTCTAGTGGAATCAAAATCGTTTTCAACAATTCCATCCCATAGTCTTTTATCGAGAACCTTATCTTTTTTTGCCATAGCTAACCTCCTTAGTTATCGATGTCAGCATAGGACAGTTTAAAGTTGTCAATGAGATCACGTCTTGCTTGCCTAAGATTGGTAGATTTACCATGGAGCAACTCAAGAACGTCAGTTGCCTTTTTGGCATCCTTAATGGAAATTTGAAGTAGCTTACGATATTTGGGATTCGTGGTAGTTTTGAATAGAAGGTCCGGGTCAGCTTCGCCTAATCCTTTAAAGCGTTGCTCAATCTTCACGTCAAATACCTTACTCATCGTTTCCATAAATTCACCTATAGTTGCTCTGGTCATCTTATCTGAAGAACTCTTTTTGTTCCTATACCATACGTAGAAGCAGGTATTTTTCTTGAGTTCTTCAATGAAGCGTGTGGCGGTCTTGTCAAATAGCCTATCACAGATGATTGTGAAAAATTGGCCATCGACGGAACCGATGAGAGAACTTGTGTTGACATCATAGGTCATTTCAGGGTAGACTTTTTCGATCTGCTCCTTGAATTCAAATCTGCCTGGATACCTTAACTTCATGTAGCATATCATTTCCACGATATGCGTATCACACGCAGCTTTTTTACCAAGGTTATCAAGCTCCATCTGATATTCGCTATTCATGTTCAGCCAGGCCAAAGCCTCTTTCCTCGTTAGTTCTTTTACTTCTGGAGCTTTAGACCTAGATTTACCTGTGCGAGGAAGTTCAAGAGCAAACTCGCAATTGTCGCATATGATATTATTGAGCATATTGTAATACTCAGTCTTATCATAAAGCCATTCCCTGGTACTGCTAAATCTCCTAAGAGATCTAAGATCCATTAGGTAGAGCGGAGGCATTGCCTTATACAGATATCCTCCCTTGATCAAATCGGGCATGAACTTAAAGAAGAAACAGAGGAGAAGTGAAGTGATGTTACTGCCATCAATATCCGATAATTACCTTGCAGACGTTCGTTAGACGTCTTCTCCATGTTACCATGGAAGTTGAGACTATATCTTCACCTTTGGTCCTATTACCAGACCTCGGTGCCACGCGCTTCGGACTCACTTGAGTCCTACTCTACTCGGTTATTCTCAGGAAGATTTCTTTCCAGATATCCTTTCGATAGTCGTTGAACCTTCTTCTATACATGATATAGAAGCTTGGCTGCTGATTGTCCCAATAAGGAGTTTCCAGCAATTCACGTGGTTTTACACGGACTCGGATTTCTCTAATCCGTGCAGATAATCACCTTATTGTATCTGAGCTTATTAATGTCAAAATCCTTTCCTATTCCAGTTCCAAGAATGGTAATGAGCTCTTTAAAGGTTTTCTTTTGGAGCAACTGGGTTAGAGTGAGATCATGAACATTGTCGGTTACACCCTGAACGGTATAAACCGCCTGATATGCGGCATTACGACAGTTTAGTATGCCACCGGCTGCTGACACCGTACTACCTCATGTTACCATGAGGATTAGACTATCTCATCATGGATCATTCTTTTACCAAATGGTCCATGCTCCGCGCTTCGGATCTACTTAGATCCTACTCTACTCCCTTCTTCATCTAGAGATTTCTTCTAGACTATGGTTTCGATAGTCGTTGAACCTTCTCTCATATATAAGAGAGCTTGGCTGCTGATTATCCACGTTGTGGACTTCCCAGCAATTCACGGAGTTTAGAGGGGACTCAGCAATAATTCAATCCCCTTCTGCTAGATAGAGTTCCTTATATCCGCTCGAATTTCGATTGGATACGGTAAAATACTTATCGATTTCTGCGTCTTCAAGAAACGTCGTTGCACGTTTGGTAGCAACACCTTTAATCTTATGAGATTCCTGACGAGCTTTCGCCACGGTCCTTAGGTAATTAATGGTCTTCTTGAGGAGGTTCGGATTGTTATTGAGCACGTTATAGACAGCCTGATACAATCCTTTCTTTCCCTCTGTCAGCACATCGGCATTGGAAACTTTACTCTTATGCTGTCCAGCAAACTCCGGTGTGATGTGCTCAAGGTTTACAGCAAGCACAAGACCTCGCTTGCAGTCATCAAAACTAACTTCATACCTGGACTTTGGATCCTGTCTCTTTGCCTCCCGGTTAAGATAGTCGGAAATTGCTCTTACCGCAGCGGTTTCATGGGATCCACCTTCGGTGGTGATCACATAGTTTGCAAAGCTAGCAATCGAACTATCATCCAGAGATCTGTCATAGGAGAAGGCAATGGAGAGATCAAATTTCTCCCCTACATATTTAGCTTCAATGGGAGGAAATTCCAAAGAACTGCTCATATAGTTAACAGCGGCAGGTAGCCCCTGGGATTTCCACACGGTATCGTGCCACTTATGGGGCTTCTTACTGTCAACATCCTTAAGCATTGTAAGGGTTAGCTCGATATCCGGATCGAGGATATAAGACAGATTCCGAATGTAGTCCTCAATGATATCATTGGTAAGATTGATTGGTCCAAGATATTTCTCAGAAGGAACAATTTCTACCTCAGACCCGGTTTTAAATTCCGGAAGCTTTACCACAGGATGCTCTTTGAGTTCACCATCAAAGAGTTCAATTTTCTTAGAATGGTTGCCTCTGTAGGTGGTAATTGACATGTAGTCTGTCAACGCTGCGGTAACCGTAAGACCAACACCATTCAATCCGGTGACCTTCTTATTCCGGCTCTGGGAAAGAGCAACCGTCTTTGTTGACAAATGTTTCTTCATAACCGCATCAACCAGGACATCTGTAGGTATGCCTCTGCCATTGTCGATGACAGTTATACGTCTCTCCGGTTGATTGAAGATAATATGAATTTTCTTTTTAATTCTATCCCAATGGGAGTTTTTTGAGCACGCTTCATCGATTGCATTGTTCACAATCTCACGAATGAGATGCATTGCACCATCCGTCTGATCCGCAAATATGTACATGGTACGATGAAGACGAACAGCTTCAATTTCATCTTTTGTATAGAAGAACTGATCATCCTGAATACCATTAACCTGATCTTTGCTGTCCAGAGCGAGAACACCTTTTTTCATCTCTTTATCAGCCAAGTCTAATCCACCATCCTTTCAAAATTTCCAGGTATTGGCTTCCTACAGCTTCCTATTTTCCGTGTTCTAGAATAATAGATTTTTCATATGGAGCTATTTATATGTTTTTACGGGGGTGAATACTTACATACTAAAAATATATCATTTTCATAGAAACATGGAAAAAAGATTGGATTCCAAAAAAAAGGAATCCAATCTTTCTTTTTTAGCTTAATCGGAACCGATCAGAGCAGACACCTCTGAATGCCAGAGCGGAAAATCCTTCCGGAGGGTAGGAAACGGGATGGGAGGAGCGGCAATCACATTGCCACTTGTAGCCCGAAAAGCGATGGTATCCATGACCTCTTGTAGATCTTCGCCATCAGCGGTTCGAGCAAACTGGTTTTCAGAGAAGATCGACGCAATTCGAATCTGTTCAAGTGTATAGGGAAACTGAATAAATCTCAAAGAAGCACTATTTGCAACAACCTGGTTCGGATTATCGATGTTTGCAAATAGGACCATGTCTACACGATGGGCATATTTGTTATCCTTATTAAACCGATAGATGTTAGCATAGCGCTTATTCACCTGCACGGTCTTAAAATCGATCGTGTACTCATTTCCACGGAAATTCTGAACGATGGTACGTGATGCGTTAGGAGCAATGGAAATATCCTCCCATTCATCCTCACGACCTGTGAGAGGGGTCAGAATACCACCGGAGAGAACGGTTTCGATGTATCTAACGTAGTTCCGAAGGATAACTACAAGGTCTCCCATATCGGTACCAGCACCGCGAGCACGGATAGAACCGACACCAAGCATGTTATCCACAATGGAAACCACGTCTTTCATAACTTCGAGAGCACCCTCATTTTTGGTTTTCTCAATGGCCATCATTTCCAGTTCCAATTTGGATCTGATATCGATGATAGCCTGGGTATTTTTGTCGTACTGAGACAGATCATTTTCTGGCATTCTTTGCTTTCCTCCTGTTCAGTGTCTTGATGAATGCTCTGGTCCGGGTTTTTCTAGACTTCGACTGCGGACGATTTCCCACATAGCTATTAGCGTTGCGGTTTCTCTTAGGTAGAGAGATTTTATCCACCTTTTCGCTCTTTTCTTCATTAAAGTACGGATTGTATCCTCCAAACTTTTCAAAGTTACGGATACGCTTCTTAGATGTATTGGGATCTAGCGGCATATCGTTATCCTCCTATAAAAAGAAAAAATTAAAAAAGAATGGTCGAGGGAGAAAAATGATTCTCCCCCGGCCGCTAATTGCATGCGCATACAATTAGATGGAATTACCTGCTGATTCGAACGCTGTCGGCATACTGAGACCGCTGTTTCTTCTTGCCCTTATTTCCCGTCTTGACAATCGCGTTGTAGAGGTTGGGAACCAGATCATTGGTTTCGAACTGAAGATTTGCAATCTGACTCAGAAGCTCACGATCACGATCGGTCTTAACATCAAGGCGGATCTTGGCGATGTCGAATACACGATTGATGGTGTCGATAGCGGTGCTAAGATCGGTCTCAGAAATGGGACTCACATCAATTTCACGATAGCATTCGCGGCATACGTAGAGCGGAGCCCCAGTGATCTTAGACTTCCTACCGTTCGGACCTCCCTGCGGGCTGTTCAAGCTAATGGCGCCATTCGCATCTCGGTGAGCGCACGCACACTGCATTTGCAGCCGTGCCCGAACCATTGATTTTTCGTTGGCTCTGAGAAGCTTGTTCTGTGCTGCAACCTTGGTCACAAGTACTTTGTAGGGGTTTGCCATGGTCATTCTCCTTTCATGCGTGATAGGGGTCATGATGAAGAGTGAATCTGCAATCATGATTATAGAAATTATTAAATTCTAGCTACGAATTCAATCATTTCCATAACCAATCTACCGATTCACTCTTCATAATAATATATCGAAAAAACTTTAAAGCGAAAAATTAACCAAACACGAGCGGATCTACCAGATATTCAGGATGATCCTCATCAACGATGGTTACCGCATGGAGTGTAGCGGTAACGTGATATACCGTAAACAGAACACCGGCCGCACGATCCTTGCTGTTGGTGGGATAGAGGGGAACACCAACAAGATCAACACCATCTACCGTGGTAAAAACCAGATCATCGACAGATTTACAGGGAGAAGAAGGATGACCGATAAAGATGGCATTTTTATTGTCGAACATGAGACAACTGATCCGATCACCATATTGGCCAATCAGACTCTGAAGTGCTGCATTTGTAAAATTCATGCGAGTTTCTCCTTTCAACTACTATTTCATCACTCGAATTGTTGCATCGAGCATGGATGTACAGTTTAAAATTCCAATAAAGAAGACGTGAATGAAATCGTTATTGAGTGCGTTGAATCTGGATGATAGGGGAAGTCCCTTTTTCTCTATACGCAATCTGATTATGTTGATCAGATGTAGGTAGTCAATGGAATAGTGGATCATCGCTTTAGAATTTCTTATAAAACCTGAAACGAGATCCTCTGCAATTTCTACCTGTTCGGTTTCTTCTTCTATCTCTGTACAGATATTATAGATCTGAGAATTGAGCTTATCCGCCGCTTCCACAAGCGGTTTAAGCATGTGCATAACCCTAGTTATCTTGGAAGAGATGAGAGACGAATCCACCGCAGGATCTACTACAATACTATTGAGCTCATCCATCTCATTTGCAACCTTCATTAGGGCATTCACAATATTCGGAGTAACCGACAGATATATTCCCAACGCTTCCTTAGACGATTGGGAAATGAAGAAAGATTTTTCTCCGGGAATGATGTCAAAATCACCATAGTGGCGTAGTTCTCCGATAGGAACACCCTTAACATCTTCTAGATGATTTACATCTTTCACATCTGTAGGAATTTTCACACTAGTATCCGGTTCATTGATATGTTTTTGCCCAGTTCTTATACTATATATGATAAATCCCAGAAGAATGAGGGAGATTCCAATGGAGATGCTGTACATGATGGTTAAAATATTCATCATCGTCCTCCTTTCATAGCTTAGTTTTAATTTATAGATCTGTCCTCTGCTTATTTTTCAGGTTTGAAAATTCCATGAAGAGACATAGTATTAATTTTTCATAAGAAAGCGAGTGATGAATCAGTGGATGAACCCAAATTCATCGATCTAGAAAATGTTGAACCCGGATCAGAAGAGGAATCTGAAATCGTTCGGAAAATGAACATCGAAGTCCAAAAAAGACTTGCCGATGAGACTCCTAAAGAATATCTTCTCCGAATGAAACACATCAGTCATCTTGATCTGGACGGCTTTGGCGCCACAATTCTATCCGAAATCCTAATGAAGTTCTATCCTGAGAATTCCACTCTACTTGAAACCAAAAACATTCTTCCCAATAAGCTTGCTCAGGAACTCAAAGACACCTTTGAGCACATTGATGACTATAATATCGTAGTGATCACCGACCTAGCGATTAATCAAACGGTTCTCAACATGATCAGAGAACATCCTCAGGGGTATAAGATCCACGTCTTTGATCATCATATCACAGACGTTGATCATCTTGAAGATGGTATGGTCGTGACGGAAAACAGTCCGATCCATCCGGGGCATCTAACGTGCGCAACCGAACTTTACTACGATTTTATCCGCAAGGATAAGATCTATAGTGTGATCCATAATAACAACATTCGAAGAGCGATTCGCTATTTCGTGGAATGTGTTCGTGTCTATGACACATTTGAGTTCTGGTCTACGAGAAAAGACCCAGAGATGGAGCAAGATATGGCCTACCTTGACGCTCCTAGACTGAATACTCTTTTCCATATCATGGATCGAGATGAATTTAAAGAATACATTTTTAAATACATCTATAGTTCCGATTGGGAGAGGCTTACAATCTCCACCCAGGCATACCCCTGGGTATCCAAAATTCTTGAGCTTGAGAATAATAAGAACATGAAGTATGTGGAATCTGCAATTCGTCGGATTGTTAAGACTCCGCTACAGTGTCTCGTATTTCGTGGATCTGCAATTCATAAGCTTGATTACAACGCTGGAGTAATCTACGCAGAGAGAAGCAGCCCTCTAATTGCGAATGAAGCTCTTGAAAGACATCCTGATTTGGACCTCTGTGCTGTTGTGTCTAATAATCAGGTATCTCTCTATTCCAATAAGGAAAATGTCAATGTTTGTAACATTGCAAAGATCTTTGGCGGTGGTGGTCATGCATCTGCTGCCGGATTTACCATTCCCTACATCAGTGCTTCTGTGTTTAACATGGATCACTTCGCTCGAATTCTTGAATGTGCTGGAAATCTCACGCCAGGAACAATCGTGTTTGAAGATCTCGATGTGACGGATACCAACTAAAAAAAATAAAAAATAGAGTGTGTGCTAGTTAGCACACACTCTATTTTGTTTTTATACAAAAAAGTAGGGGCAGAGTTTTCTCTACCCCCACTATAGTCGCCCGATCTTCTTGGCCATGTACCCAGGCGCCGCGAAACCAGATCTGATGAGTCATTCAGAAGGCTGGTCGCGGCAGCTTACGCTGGATAGTGGCAAGATCGAGCTCAACAACTGACCCCGGAGAAGATAAACGGGTGCGCTGGCGCTGGTGCTGCGAATTGGCCGTATCTAGCGAATCGCAGATGAACAGGCGGGCGACCAGATTCTGCTTCTACTGGATGGGATGACTGTCCACCTCAGTAGACCCGGCTGATGTTCGTGGCCGCCAGGCCGAAAATGCGACAGCGAAGGTCCCGAAGAAGGCAGGAATCGTCCTACCGATGTGGCCCAGGATCAGATTGTTGTCAATAGAAAAATAGCTACTAGTCCCTCTTGGTCGAAGTCGCGGAGGACTACCACACAGCTGGGCATCAGTGTTACGATGTTGTTCCCACTGTATCCACTCCTTCAATCCATCCTAAATCTGCGCATGGCCGGCGCGATCCATCCGCCAGCCACCGTACTGCAGTATCGGAACCCCTCATCGTCCGAACTACAACCAAGAGGGAGGTTTCGCCGCCGAGTTCTTTCAGGTCAAGCCAGGTAACGACTGGTCTTTCTCGGCATTCACGTTTCAAAATGGATGACCTCTCCGTATTAGTTTTGTCCTATAAAGAGTCGTACCTCTAGATAGGAAGCGAACATGCCTGGGTTAGCTACTCCCGTGGCAATGACCAAACTCGATATAATCGAGTTTTGAATCACGACCCGTGCCGCAAGTTGGGTCTTGCATCTGAGGAGCGAATATTTCGCCGGCCTAGGCAATCCGTGATGCCAACAGATTCCATTATACTCATCCGCACCTCACCGAAAAAATATACCATTAAAATTTTGATCCAAAAAATTATGGTTGGTGAAAAAATCACCAACCATAATTTATATGCTAATTACAGCAGAGAATATACACGATAGACCAGGGTCCTGGATACAGGAGTGGACACATCGTAGTTGTTAAAAGTCACGGTAGAATAGAGACGTACATTTGTATACTCATTTCCAACCTTAGCGCCGACATAGAAACCGATTTCATTATACCTGGCAGAGATCGTGCTACCCATATTCTCATAGTACTCTCGTACATCAGAGGTGTTTAGTTTAATCTGGATCTCTGCAAAAGTTTCGATTCCATTTGCGCCCTGTTCATCGGTGATCCGACTTGTGACCTCTGTACCATCCGCATCGGGGTTACTGGAATTCTTAAGGCAGGTTTTGATCACAGGAGTTTCATTGAACTCTTTGAAATACCAGTTATTTGCACTGGCTTCAAACACCTTACCAAAGTACTTAGCAGATTCGGATCCACTGGGTGTAGACGCGGTAGTTCTGCGTAGAGGAATAGGATTCTTTAGTTCGTACTGCCAGGTCTTAGGTGCTACGACAGATCCAAACTGTTCACTTGCACCGCCATTACCAACACCGAATAGACAGAGGGTTGGTCTGTTAGCGCTACTGGAGCCTCTAACGATTTCGGGGGACCAGTTTGCATCTACACCGAGAAGATTTTCCAACGCCCGTATTGCGCCGCCAACCACAACGGTATTACACGCGATTTCACGAACCACACGGTGCTTTCCACGGATACCTAGAACCTCAAAGAGACGTCCCTGCGGAGTATATACTCCGGATTTCATCATCTCAGCTTTATTTACAACGATAAGATCGTCTTCGGGAATGGATAGACGATCACTCATCCGAAGAAGTTCATTCATGATAGTGTATCTCCTCCTCGTTTTATTGGTCGATCAGATTTCGATCGCCTTAAGCGAGGGGCGATCATCCTCTCCAGCTTCAAAGGGAAGCAATGTTTCAGTATCGATAATGTATGAACCGTAACCAGGATAGACATATTCATAGAGTACATCTACCTGACGTAGATCATTCATAGTTTGAATGTCTGCTGTACGAATTTCCTCATCCCCTCGATCGAAATAATCGATGTTGGTTCTGATGTCGCTCTCGATAACCGTTTCCGTGGTCGAAGAACTCTTGATCTTATCCATGGTTCTAAAGAAGTTCTGTCCACGATCACGAATAACAAAAACGAGATTGAAATCCAAAATTTCTGCTTTAGCAGATTTAAAGAATTTGAGAATTTTTAGTAGCGAATCCAGTATCGTATTCGCTTCGGTGATTCCACTTGTGGCAATGGAAATGTATTGTACACTATTGAGCATATCCTCAAACTTGATAAGGGAAATGTTCAATTCAGAGTTTAGACTGCTATCCTGTAGTGTAAGATAGCGCTGTAATAGGTTTGGATTATATGCATCCAACATGGTCTGTAGATCTGGAAAGATGTTTGACCCATTTGAGATACACACCCCATCAGGATCTTCAGAATCGATAGGAAGACCATCTTGTGTACGGTCATTATCAATGATAAGAGCATCGGATTCATTCGGATCTGTATAGGTGCTGGTCATTTCCTTAGAAGTGAGTAGAGTTCTATATAGATCACGATACGCCTCAAATTCCCTTATGGAAGTGGCATCCAGATATTTTTGCTCAATAAGGGAACGAAGCTCTTCAATAGCAGTATAGCTATTATCATAGTCCTGGAATGTGTCAAAAGAAAGAGAGTCTATGAGTTCATAGATCTTACTATTGGCACTGTTACTCCTGGAGGTATATTGGTTAGAGTTTGCTCTACGGATGACATCGGCAATCTGCTCGAAGTTGAATCCTAGAGTTTCTGCAACGGCAGGAATCCTGTCGGTGATTGTTTCTTCATAGCCACAGATACGTGAGATAAGCATAGAGATATATATGACAATATCAAGTATGCTTACATTGATTGCAACGTCTGTACTCACATCCGGCCAACTTGTGGTCAAGATGGAAGAATATGTTGCATTATCCAAGATCATTCGGAACACATATGCGCTCTCGTACGCGATCTTCATCATATCGATTACGGTATTGATACCGAGATACTTGGACTCGATGAAATTTATGTTTGCTCTACTTTTAGCATTTTGTAGATTAGAATCTTCTACCCAATACGGATCATTTCCGGTCACTGTCACATAGTCAACGTAGCTGCTATCATCAGAGATGACCATAGCCGGATCTTCTCCAACAGGAACCTTAGAGAAAAACCAGTCGTAGGAGCTGTAGTCCATGATTACTCGACCGTTGGAATCAAAGATAGGAATACCTACTTCATACCAAAGGGCAGAACTGTCTTCTAGTACGTCATCAAATTCAATGATATCTCCAGACTCATCATCGATGATAAAACCGCCGGCTTCACCATCTTTATATTTGATATAAAAGATTGGATTTCCCAGCTCATCGGTAAGATGCTTCTTAACGAGAAAGTAGTTATAGAGCTCCATAGAGCCCACTTCGAAGATATCGAACAGATCAAAGAACACGTTGTCAGATCCCTTTCCGGAGATCAAGCGATTGATGTTTTTAACAACCTTTCGATGATATTTGATCGGTATCTCAGAATAGAATGGCACGCTGTATGCATCGTAAACGATTTTCAATGATTCCAGATCATAGAAATCTCTGGTAAAGTCTGCTCTTAGGTAGACAATCTGCATCTGATGGATTGTGATAAATAGAATCGACATCGCAAGAAAGCTATCGTAGAGACTATTATCACGCTTAAATGCATTAGAATAGTAGACGGAAGTAACCATCCGTCTACTAGCCTCGTAGTTTATATCCCAGGCTTCATTTAGAGACTCGGATTCACATTCATCACGCCAGAGTAGTGAAAATCTCTCTGCAGCTCTTGCCACATAGAAATCGACTTTTTTTCTTCCGATATGTCGAAGATATTCTTTTGTCGGATTTGCACTGACCAGGTTATCAAGAACCCCATCCATTTCCATCGCATAGCGAACCGCCGTTGGGAGTTCGTTGACCGGAGTATTTATCATCTCAACTTCCTGGGATCGATCGATCAATCCCTCATCGATATACTCATTTACCTGATCAGAAGTAAGATAGAATCGTTTGCTATCATCTAGATCCGGCAATCCCATCAACATCCGATAGTAGCTATTGGTTTCCTGATAGAGTTCTATCCAAACCTCGTTTTGAGCATCCCAGTACTCATAGTTACCGGACTGCGGATTTTTTGATCTGAGAGCATTTTGATAGGCATCCACCAGTCGATCTCGATCATCAACCGGAATTTTATTCTTATCGGATGCGTATCGATCGATGATATCATCAGATACACCGAACACGTTTCGAAGTATTACTCGTGGAAACGAGCGGATAGCAGAAAATATAAGCCTACCCTGGTTCGCAAGCATGAATATTTCAGACCGATATCGATCATAGACATCGGAGCTTTCAGATGCGTTAGCGAGAGCCTGGTTTTTCCAGATGAGGCCAGTGGACAATTTTAGTATATACTGCTTAAATACCTCATTTGAATACGATACGTTCGCCTGGGTATTTTTCCCCATACGGTGTCTCACCAACTTTCTATTTTTTCTCTTAGAGAGCTTTGAATTAATGAGCTGTTTGCCTATAATCCGGTATTTTAGCCGAAAAACAGCTCTATAATTAGTAAGTTAGTGTTTCTAAAAGGAAGTGCAAGATATGACCAACGAATTCGTTCTCAGTGGATACTATGGCATCTTTCGGCCACCGTATTCACTTATCAATCCAAGTTCTGGTGGGTCAGTATATGTTGTGACCTCCCAATATAGGAATACCCTGGTACTAATTCCGCTAGTACCAAATTTTTTTACCGATGTTGTAAAGATCCTAAATCGTATTCCTTCCAGAAAGATCTTCTTTGTGGTTCCCGATATCGGCCCAAGGTTTATTTCTGACTATCTGGCTAGCTGGTACTATATTAAGAAGGTACTTCAGTTTGAATGCACCCTGTTTTCTAGATATATGCCGGAAGAAAAGGTATCAGAAGAATTTTTAGCAGATATCATCAGAAACGTAGATGAATCCACATCGGTAATAGTCTATCGTGACCAAAGTGACGTCTCGGTGCTTCATTTCCAACTCACTAGGCTTCTGGTTGACACCGCGGCTCCATACGCATGCGATGTGATTCTCAATGATACGGATAAGAGGAAAATTCTTCTCTGTGAAGCGAACGAAAACAAAATCCAATACTACAATTCGCATCCACTATACGATGAGATTCACACACCCTTTGTAGAAGGAACGTACCCAACAATGAGCTATCAGGATATCATGCGAAAATTCCCCAGAATGGTTAAATACCTGGTGGTAAACCAGTTCGGTAGTTATGAAGAAGTGCAGTACGCTCTCTCAAAGGGAATTCATATAGGAAAGCTGGTGAATCTATGATTCTCTATAGACAGAATTTTGCTGAAGGGAAGAAGATTCGTCCAGTAAGGAACATGCAAATTCATATCGATGAACTTCCCCAGCGTTCCGAACCCAAATATAACACTCCAAGAGATCGTGAAAAGTACATTAAAACCATAGAACAGCTTGTCAGAAGAAGTGATCCATATAAAGCGTACATTAGGTTCATTAGAGAAAATTTCGATATGAATCAGTGTCTGATTCTAAAGAATGTGCGATCTGTATCCGGAAAACACTACAGAATCGAAATTCATCATGAACCGTTCACTCTTTTTGACATAATCGAAACCGTCATCAATAAGCGTCTACAGCTAGAAGAACCAATTACCACACTTCCTGTTTCGGACGAGGTAATGGGACTTCACTATGAAGGAAAGGTTGGCCTTGTACCGCTCACAGTAACCATGCATGAACTGGTTCATAGTGGTAGGGTTTTTATCCCCCTTCAGTACGTATATCAGGACTATGCTGGTTTTTTCCGAGAGTATGAGCACTATTTCAACCAGAATACGGTAGATAAGCTTGAAGCTAAGGTCAATCTATCTATGCATTCAGACTCAATCGTAAGCGATGCTCTGGATGTTGAGTTTGTCTACACGGAAGTTGATGGCTTTAGTTTCCCAGAAATTCCAGAGGAATGGAAAAATGCCATATCAGGTCCTGACGATGTAAACGAGATGGAAGTGATTCTCGAGTAGAGGGGGTGGAGGTCTTGGAAGAACTACCCAAGAAAATCCTGATAATCCGAGATTGCTCGTTTATCCTCCCAGACGATTTCAACGGAAATACCGATGATGCCTTTCGGGAGTTTTTAAAATACCAATCCGAGCATTCGAAAGAAGCTCGATATACCGCTGACTCATTTGGTCTCTTTTCCACGTTTAACATGCTGCTTCACAGTACGAGTGAGGCAAGAGTATGTGGCGAATATGCGCTACTGGAATATAGAGACGGACAATATCAGATTAGCAATGGTCCAGAATCTGATCACTAACAACCATCATACATGCATAGGCTATTAATAGCCTATGCATGTATTTCTTTTTATACAATACATATATACTAAATAGCAAAAATTCAAGAATTTTTCACGAGGTTATGATATGAGCAGTCAAAAAGACGAATTTTTAAAATCATTCCTTCCTGAATCTATCCGTGACCTCGATTATACACAGATTAACCTCGATATCACAGATCTGTCTCTATCGGACATTTTGAGAAACGTCAACAAACTTTACCCCCAGAATACAAGAAATAGAATGTCCATTGAGGGTGGAGAACTTGCTGTAGGAATAATGTGTAAAACAGAGACAATTGATCCATATAATGGCGTATTTCTTCTGATCTGTGGAAAAGATATCGAAGTAAACATCACATCTTGTAACTATATTGTCCTTTCTATCTCAGAAGAGCGAATTAAAACGGAAGAAGGACTGCAGGATCTGATGACAGATATTACAGCATATCTGATTACAAACTTTTCAAACGAAATGCGAAATCTTCCAGATTTTTATCGAAAATTTGTGTATAACGAAACCGAACTCTATGAGGATTCAGATGAATATAGCACGGAAGGATATTAAGAACCATAGACAGGGCGACGGCCCTGTCTATGGTTTTTCTATTTTTTCGTGGGCCCCAGCCTATAGAATGTAGAGAAAAATAGTGTATTTTTACCACGATTAGTCAGGTCCAATATCCCCTATATATAGAAAAAGATGCAGGATATCGTGACTTCGGTGAGTTTCGCTCGTGTGTACTACGTTGGCAATGCCGACAGCGGCCCCGCCAACGCCGCGCTTGGTGTCCGTCCCGTTTTCTCCAGTAATTTTAGGGTTCCATTATTTCTCTTATAATAAGCGTTTTAGAGAGGAAAATTAGTTTGTTTAGATTTTTAAACGGTAATAATTGTGGTATATTTTTAAATAGACGGAGGTGAATTCAGTTGGGTATCTTTTATATAAATGAAACTGCAGAGGAACGAAAAGCTCATGAGAAACAACGTGATCAAGAACTCCGAGAGATTGCAGCCGAGACCATGAGAATCGTTCAAAATGTAGGAAAAGACGTGTTTCCTGACTTTCTTTGGGAAGCTCAGATCAACGATTTTGAAGTTTCCGATGACTATCGTACAAAGGCATGCTGTACAAATCCTGCTGTACTCAGAGCATATTCGATTGGACGAAAGTATGCAAACTATTGGGAATATCTAGAAGCATTGGATGCATATACCGAGTATGCAAAGTATATCGAAGCCGTATTCGGAAGTTTTGAAATGATGCAGAGGGCAAATCGGGATGGATATAGTTCCGTATTTATTCCACCTCTCCCGAAGTTAACCCATAAAAAGAAAAATAAACTTCTCATTGAAACCGGATTTCTTCCTAGTCGAATTGATGAGGAGTTTGAAATCGACGATGAAGTGATCAGCGAACAGATTACCGAACTCCCAGAAAATGAGCTGTCGTTCAATCCCGATGAAGAACTTCCAAAGGACATTCAAAGAATCCAGGAGAGAATGATCGGAAATAAGGCAAAATCTGATCGTGTTGCTGGCCTATTTCAGTATAATGCTGGAAGACAGTATCAGCAGGGTATGGATGCGATTGTTGCATTTCTATCCAGCGCTCCAAATGAAAGTATCCGTGATACAAAGGATGGAACGGAAAGCCTCGCAGAACAGATCGATGCTCTTCATGAGTTTGAGGGTATTCCTGCGGACATTCTTACCTATCTCCTCATGCCACAGAGTACAATCATCGCAGATGGTCGTCTCCAGAATCAAAGAGAAAGAGAACTGTCTGAGCTCATTGGAATTCTCGAGACTAATGGATTTAATTTCCTTGAAACCTCTGCCACAAAGGGTCTGAAAACGGCAGCGGTACGTGCACTGAGAAGGAAATTCGGAGAAGATGTCGATCTTTCCAAGATGACCAAAAAGCAGCGTAAGAAGTATAAGAAGAAAATGCGCGAGTATGAAGAGGATAAGCGCAAAGCCATTGCAGGTGACAGAAGGATTCAGCAGCAGCTCCTTAAGAATCGAATTCATCTCAGTAGATCTGAGGGCGAAGAATTTGGAGTTGATAGCTTGAATGTTAATTTTCATCTATCAGATGTGCTTGGAGGGTTTGAAGACGAATGAGTTTCGGATTTGGAAATCTTCTGTCTGATATGTCCGATGAGGTTATCCATGTAGATAACCTCATCGACTATTTTATTCCAGAAGATAAGATGAAAGCTCTGATGTATACATGTCTCAGAGTAGATATTCCAGATAATAATGATAAGGCAAAGATCGTCTCTATGATTCTCGGACCGGAGTTCATTGAAATTGGGACTGGAACCAATCGAATTGCCTATAAGCACAATGGTGTCGTTGTTAAGGTCGCTCTAGATCGCAGAGGACTTACAGATAATCTCACAGAGTTTAAGAGATCTTCCGAACTTGAAGTGTGGCTAGCGCGTACCTATGAGTCAAACTATCTAGTTAACATCTGTGAGTATGTAGAAGTACTTGATCAGGACGACTTCTATATAAATGAATCGTCAATCAAAGAGATTCTGAAAAACATTTCTCAAAACTATCTTTTCGACGATATCGGATTCACCGAAAAGAATTCCTATAATTGGGGAAAGAGAGAAGCAATTCTCACAGATGACGAAAGACGCCTCTATGGATCCATGGCCGATGATATATATGATGTGGTAATTCTTGACTATGGATATCTGTATCCACTTCATGGGCAAAAGAAAGAACTTTTCAGATGTCCAAAATGTCATCATGAGCTGAAATGGAATGGCAACTTTACGATGCTCGGCTGTACAAATGCTCAATGTATGCTGCAGATCACACCCATGCAGTTGAGACATCGGATGAATCTTGATATGGAAGATCTGGAGAATTCTCTGATAGCAAAATTTAGTGAGATAAAAACACCCAATCTAGCAAAGATCGAAAGAGAACTGTTGAAGATCAAGCGGAAAGGAGAAGAATCATGATTGTCATCATGAGCCAAAAATTCTGGACCAAACACGCTCCAAAGCTCGTTGAACCTGCGGACTATATCGGTGTCGATGGAGAAAACTTTGGTCTTACTAACAGATCCGCAGATAGTTCGGCCATAGCTACAAGATACAGCCACATGGTATCGATGGGAAGCTATACACCGGAAGGAAGACTCCTCACCATACTTAAGAAAATGAAGCGTGGTGAGGAGATTAATCCTAGGAGATATCGTCATGAGGTAGAACTCTATCTAGATGATGTGTCCTTCATCGCCTGTGTGGTTAAGACCTTCAAAGCACTCTATAGCTGCGGTTTTGATTCCCATCTGAACGTATTTCTCATTCTTCCGAACATCATTTATCGGTATCTTGGAGATCCGATCATGAAAGAGATGATCGATCTTGCAGGTCTGGATTTTCGCTTCATTTTCAACCAGGAGGAACTTAAGGAGTTTGGTTATAGTAAGCTCTCCATTCCTCTTGGTAAGAAACGACTGAAGGAGATTTCCGATCGGGTCAGTGTTTTGGAAAGAAAGTACAAGATCAAATATACCAAGAAAAAAGATTGGGACGATGACGAATGAGCATTCAGTGGACCAATCGAGATCTGAATTTTCTTCATCATGAATACATTCGGGAGTACGACATAAAATCTGCCAATACCTCACTCATGTCCTACTATGGTCTGATGGACGAATCGGATATCCAGAAGATTGAAGCTCTTCCTAAAGAAGAAAGAGAGATAACCGTTGGTAAACTGATGAGAAAATCTCAGAGTTTTTCTACTGGCCTAGAAAAAGCATTCACAGACATCATTGAAGAATTTCTAAAAGCAAACGGTTTGGAAAAAGAAACAGACGTCATATCCATTAAGAAAGACGCCGTGTTTGTTCGAAATAGGACAGTGAAGAAAACCACATTTGGTGATTCGGTCACATTTCGTCCAAAGGGAGAATACAGTGGCTTCATACAGATCCCCGGACTTGAGTTCTACTGGAAATTTAATCA